AAGCCTTACACGCTTCGTTCCGGTCAAGTGACCGGTTTGGTACTCATTAGTACTTTTGAATCTGCGTTCTTCAACGATTTAATTGTTCTAATAAAAGATTATTAATTAACAACTAATAATTGAATACCTTCCCACCCATACGCGCTATTTAGCGGGTACAGAAGAGAATCGTCATTATGTTTTCTGCGAGAACATCATATCAAGATTTATCTGGACTATAAGCCTGTTTTATTAGTAAAACACTGCAATAGATTTGGAAAATCTTTCATCCTTCTACTGTATTTAAATAAGTCTCATTAAAAAGAGTAATAACCTAATTATTTTCTTAAATGTAATGTTTAAGTTAAATAGGTTTCCTTATTTAAAAGGTAGAAGACGATGCTCCCGAGTCACTTTTACAGTAACTCAGCACCGAAGGATAAAATCCTTGGTATATGAATAAGAGTATGTTAAAACTCTGATTCATTGATCATTTTATTCAAATGATTGCGCACTTCTCTTCCCAACCACTAAATGTCGGGTCGGAAGCACGGTTGAGAGGGTTTATATCTCAATATGTGTCTCCTGTCCCGAGATAGGTTCTTAAAGGTTTAACTACCTTTAGGTCTTTCCTATTGTCTAGCAGACTCGCTGCGGCCCCAGTGATGGGAAACCGAGTGTTAAATAGATCTATTAAAGTGATAATCATAATGAAAATAAATTTTCCATTTAGACTACCCACAGATATTTCTACTTTAACTGCGATGTCCTTTAGAAATAAAGGGCACCTTCTACAAAGAATACTTTCAAAGTTATTCTTAGTAGGAGGTGGAAAGACAAGACCTTCAATCTCGAGAGGGATCTACGTAATAGTGCAAAGACTACTTGAGATAAAGAAACATCAAGGTTTAAGAGGATTAACATCCTATCTTAAAACTTGTTCTGTTTCCTCTCAGCAAGCTTTAGGAGGAATGGTTCACCCTAATCTGACTGATCTTAACACTAGAGTGTCGAGAACATCAAAGGGTATTCCAAAAATTCTTCCTGTTCCATGGAGGAATGAAATCTTCCATAGACCTATACTATGTAAATTAATTCTTTCAATTTTCGCTATATATAGATTCTTTCTATATGAGTCACCGGTAAAGATCAGAGCAATTACTGATCCTTATTCTGGAACTCAAACGATTTTAAAAGAATTATCACTTTACATTCCAGCATTCTTCAAAGCATTAAAATCAATTAATGCTTATGAAGCTCCTTCTGTTTCTGATCATACCATCTTACCTTCGTTTAATATTTACGAAGAGTGTGAGGAAAGACCAGATTCAATATTTCCAATATTGACAAAAGGACCCACTACAAGTAATTATAATGGGCCTATTCCTCTTAAACATCAGTTAACCACAGGTAGAGCGGTTAGAAAAGGAAAATATCCTCTTCAACCAATCGCCTTTGCTAAATCAATTTGATCTAGTCATAGGTTATCTGTATTAAGAGCTTGGGTTATCTTACAACAAGATAAATTCAAGAATATTAAGGAAGCCATAGAATACTTATCTGTGGTATTTGATATATCACTAGAAAAGGAACTAGGGCAAGTTTTAAGATACCTTCCAAAGGTTACTCCTGATTTATTAGGAGATCCGATTTTAGGTAAATTAGGACTTAAACAAGAAGCTGCTGGAAAGATGAGAGTTTTCGCCATGGTTGATCCAATAAGTCAATGGGTATTATATCCTATTCATAGGTTTATCTTTGATAATATATTAAAGAAAATTCCTATGGATGGAACTTTTGATCAAACAAAACCTCTTTTTAGAGGTATTGATAAATGATCAGAATTATATTCCCTTGATTTATCTTCTGCAACTGATAGATTACCTATCAAAATTCAGGAAGATATAATTAATTATATCTTTCCTGAGGTAGGTCCCTATTGGACATGTATTCTTGTTGATAGAGAATACACTGTTCCTAATAGAGTCGAACCAGTAAAATATGCAGTTGGTCAACCGATGGGTGCATATAGCTCTTGAGCTATGTTAGCATTAACTCATCATTTTATAGTACAGGTTTCCGCTTGGAAAGCTTGCGTTGTACCAGTAGGAGTATTCTTTACAGAATACGCCATTCTGGGTGATGATATAGTGATTGCGAACAAGGTAGTTAAGAATCAATATTTAAAGATTCTTAATCAACTGGGTGTTCAGTGTGGATTACATAAATCCATCTTGTCACCGAGAGGTACTGCCCTTGAATTCGCTAAGAGAACTTGGCATCATTTTATTGATGTAAGTCCTGTCACCGTTAAAGAATTAGCGGCTGGAATTTTATCTCCAACTGCTTTAGTTTCTTTAATGAATAATCACTCAGTATCACTGACAACTGCTTTAAAAGTCGCTGGTTTTGGATACAAAGTTTTAGGTGGTCTTAATAAACCGTTCCATAAACTTAATGTATCTGTTAGAAATACTATTCTAACAACGCTTTTACCTTCAGAACTTGAAACTTCTGCCGAGTTATTCGGTAGAAGTAGCTTAACAAAATGGTCATGGTCTCCAAAATCTGGTGATCAACAACTAATTTTGTTACTTCAAGGTCTTTTAGGTGGCATTTTAGATGAAACAAGGAAATTTAATCAAGATTTGGCTGTGCCAAATCCTGATCCTCAATTCTTCTTCTGCGAAGCGTCAAAAGAGCATCTTTTTATTAAGCAGTTTAAATTGGTTACTGCGCTTGAGCTAAGAATCAAACAAACTCTCCATGCTTTGGAGAATCCATTGTGGGTTTCTTGGCTTGAACCTTTAGAATTACTGAAAGAATATCAGTATTGTCTAAGGGAGTGCGCAACAATCAAAGGAATGGTGACTCCTGAAGTTAGCCAAGCTAAATTCGGGGTCGATCCATTCACAGTGAAACTATGGAAACTCTGGTCAAAGACAGTCGCAGCACTAACTAGATTTAATTCTATTTCTAAAGAAGATAAAGAAAATGAATAACTTAGTTAGACTGATTCTCTTTTATGCCGCCCTTGAGGCTATTGATTGGAATAATATTCCTATCGAGACAAAGCAAATAATTATAGTTGAACCTCTTAACTTAGAGGATTTAGCTGTAATTCTTACTTTGGGTATCGAAGAAATTGATCTTCACTTTGTGAAGTTATCCGCTCTTCTAGACGAAATGAATTCTAATTATAGAACTAAGTAATATGAAATTTATTACTAGATTTCTTTTATCTTATTCTTCATCGAGAACACTTTCAGCAGCAAGGATTGCTACTAAATTAGTTAGACCATCAAACTTCTCATTCGCTAATTTTGGAATCTATCAATTGATAAGATTCTTAATTGGCGAATGGGTGCTAAGCCTGTTAAGCTTAGTTAGCTTGTATGGTATAATCATGATTATAATTTCGTTATTTGACGAAACATTCATGACAATCCCTTTTGTTGTTAGTTCGATGAAAATTTCTGAACCTATAATTACTGAGATTTCTGCTTTTACGGCAGCTGTTGGTGAAACGATGTTTCCTTCATATAATTTCTTTTGGTTAAAGGTGGTATCAAGTATACATCTAATCAATGTACATTTGATTACTTACTTTAATTATAGTGATATTATATCAGGATTAACGGCCAATTTAGGAGCTGATGCTACTATATTGGATAAACTCGGAAATGTAGCAGGTGTAATTAACACTTACTATTTCTTTCCTTATTATGAGTTTATAGTTTCTCCATATATTGCCTATAAAACAGGAAATACTTCAGTGATATCTGATACTTTGATTGTACAGACTATATCTGAAACTTATTCTTTTATAAAAGATGGTATTATCAGTTTAATATCTGATATCCAGACTTTGTTCTTTAAGGGTAATCATATCTTTAAGGTAGACTTCCAAATCTACACAGATGATATGAACCCAAATGATTGTTCTAATAGTGAAGTTGAATTAACAACTCAACCCAACTCTTCTAATGAAATGATTAATTCAGGAGAAGATGATTGGACTAACGAACACTCAAAATATTTTAAAGAAATTAAAGGAAAAGAAGTAGAATATAGTTATAATTGCCATCCATGTGATTATAATAATCACACATTTGACGATTGTACTCCTCAAATATTAGATTTCCAACCATGTAAAGTTAATAAGTTTGAAGCCTTACTTTGTTTGGGTGTTTATCACCCAGCAATATTTGGTCCTCTCTTATTCACTTCTAGTTGGTATATAGGAAAAGCTTTATATAAGATAAGTAGTAATCTTCTATTTTAATTTGAAGATTATATTACTCTTTTAATCTATAATTAGACTCTCGGATTGGCAAAAGATCTTGTCTCTGCAGGTTTCATAGCTCTTGTTGGGGGTTTCTTTTAACCTCTTAATAAGGTATGCGGTGAAACACAAATTAAGTAACGAATCTGATCGTCACTTTTACCAGAAGCAAAGGTGTATTCATACACCTTTCGGGTTGGTAATCGTATGAGGGGC